TTTAATAAAATCTACGGTTCCGGTAACACCGTTTTTGACACCCTCAAATAATGCGTTTACACCGTTGCGAAATGTTTCAGAATTTTTGTAGGCAAGTACGAACGCCGCCACCAACGCAGCAATAGCGATTACTACTAGGGCGATTGGGTTCATTGACATAACAAAATTTAACGCCGTTTGTGCTGCGGTTAGGGCCGTGGTTTTTAGTGTCGCTAAACCGGTCATTGCGGCGTACGCTTTTTTAACGCCGTTAACAATTACCATTGTTGCGGCTTGCACTTTCATAGCGGCATTTACAACCAAAACCATGGCCGCAAGCCCGGCAAGTGCACCAATTACTACTAGGGCTACGTCTTTATTTTCTGTCATAACGTTGGCTAAAATGCTAAAAAATTGCACGGCCTTTTCGACAATTGGCAACAGTACCGTGCCCATTTCGGCTTGTAGGTTTTTCATTTGCGCTTCTAATATTCTTTGGCTATTTGCTAGGCCGTCACTTGTTCGGGCAAAATCGCCTTGGCTATCGGTGGTGGCTTTCATTATTAACGATTGGGTAGCCAACGTTTTTTGTTGGGCGGTTAATTTGTCGGTAGTGCCGCCCAATACCTTGTCCAATGCGTTTTCCGCTTGTTCTAATTGCAACGCGGATTTAGCGGCCTCGTCACTTTCTGCACCAAATTTAGTAACGGTGTCATTATGTTTTTTAAACGCAATATCCGCTTTTTGTACGGCAATACTTAGTTTTTCTTCGTTAATAGTGGTGGTAAGCAGACCCATGCTTAACGCTTCGGCGGCTACTGCGTCGGCCGATAGCAACACACCAAATTTCCGCATTGGTTCGGCTTCGCCACGTAACGCGGCACCTAACGAATTTATGGCCTCATCTACGGACGTGTTATTAAACGAAGCAAGATCGGACGCAAGTTTTGTAAAATCCGTGCTAAACGTCCCTAAATCTTTACCTGTTAACCCGGCGGCTTTTCCAAACGTACCGAACGTTGCGGCTGCGTCGAGTGCTTGTTGCTTAGTTTGTCCTAATGAAGTGGCCGCCGTTTCGGCAAAATCAAACAAGGCTTGGTCGGCATCACCAAAAATAACGCTCGTTTTAGACATTGTTTCGTTTAGATCACTTGCTGCGGATACTGCCGGCCCTGCGGCTGCGGCTAAACCGGCTAATGCGGCCGCGGCGGGTAGCGCGGCTTTCTTTAACGCAAATTGGGCTTTTTGCCCGGTGGTTTCCAATTGCTTAAATTCGGCAATGGCTTTACTAATGCCCTTGCCGTTAAATTCGCTAACGATTGGTAGGGATACGGCCATAGTTAACCCCTAACGCTACTTCACTTGCCCATTTCGGTGTTAACAGTATCCATGACGCGTTTTACCAATTTTTCCATTTCTCTATCCAATTCGTTTTTGCTGCGTTCATAACCCGCCCATACGGCACGCGACGCACCGCCATAACGGCTTTGTAACACGGCAATAAGTTGCGGGCCGCCAACAGTACCTACCCGGCGGCCATGCGATCCAACGCGGCTAAACACGTCGGTGTTGCCCCTCGATTTACGGCCCGCCATGTCCACCACCGTGTTTACTAAGCCTTTAAGCACTAAACCAAATGTGCCTACGTTTTCTAAATCGCCCCTAAATTCTTTAATCTTGCGGGTGTTAATTTTGGGTTTTAATAACTTTTGGGCCTTGTTACCGTTCCAACCGCTAGCCGGCAACATTTCGGCACCGCTTTTAGTTTTCCAACTTTTGTAAAATCCTGTTATTGGCGGCAAATCGGGAATAAGTTTTTGCACGTCATCTATTACGGGTTGGATAATTTGCACGTAATCTTTTGTGATTTGGCGGCGCAACGTAGGCGCAATTTTGTTTAATTGTTTTAGGTTTTCTTTAAGGCCAACTACGCCTACCGAAATGTCAACGGCCACGGCTAGCGCGTTCCTGTTGCCGGGCTTGTTCGTTAATCACGTTAATAACGGTAGCCAAATCGTATTCATCAAATTCGACGTTGGGCGGCCACCACCCGGTAGCCACTACCATTTCGGCTAGTCGGCGGCGGTAGCCGCCACCGTAGGGTTTACCGGCCCGCTATCCACGGGTGTAGGCGGCCCGTCTAACGCGGCTTCATAGTCGGCTAGCGACAAATTGGCGTGCGCGTGTTTAATGCGTTGCAACGCGTACCACGTAAGCACCACCATGTCTTGCGCCCGTAAATCGTTGCCCAATTGTTGCATGGATCGTTTGGTGTGGCGTTCCCAATTCAGTACGTCAATAAACCGTGTTTCTATTTCTACGGTTTTGCCCTCAATAGGGATTTCCCATTTTATTATCACGTCGCGCTGCTTTCTGTTTTTGAGTTATACCGTAGTAGCGGCTTGGTAGGTGCCACCGGTGACAACTATTTGTACTTCACCTAATTCGCCTAGGTTGGCGGCCAACACTTCCATGCTTTCTAGGTACCCGTTAGTGATACTGAACTTCGGGTTAGTTGCGCTAACGACCGTGCCGTCCACCGGTGTGCATTCGACGTAGCATTGCGTGCCAACCAACGGGCTAATCGTGGCGTACACAAGTGCCGACGCATACGATTGGTTAAACAGCAATGTAACGCTGTTGGTATTCATGCCGGCTTGGTAGAACCTGTCACGGCTTGCCATGCTGCTGCTTTCCAATGCGTCGGCCTGACGCACCACTACCGCACTTTTGCAAAATTCGGATAGGTCAACAGCCGATCCGGACGCGGCACCGATTTTAACTTCGGGTGCGCTGTAATAAACGGTTTGGGGCATTGCCATGGTTTAGTCCTTTTCTGTTGGTTCTTTTTTAGCACGTTTTGGGGTTGGTTGCACGTCATCTTGCGGCACGATTACCCCGGCGTGTAGCAAGTAATAAAAATCGGTTAGTGCTAAATCGTCACCGCCTACCAAATCGCCCACTTGCTTGTCGGCAAATGCTTGGGTTACGCGGTATTTGTTCATGGCCCGATTTTAGCACCTATGGTCAGTTCATAACTTGCATAATCTTGGCCGCCGATAGTGGTTATTGCCGGGCGAACGTCAGTTAGCCCGATTTGGGCGCGGCGCACTAGGTCGGCCAATTCCAATAGTTTTTGTAAACATTTGTAATCGCCGGGGCCTGTACCAATAATTTTAACTGTCAACGTCATATCAAACACAAGGTTGCTATTCATGCGAATAAACGGGGCCTCGACAAACGCGCACGGCGGGTTTAGGTTGCGTGGATCATCAAACACCCGTAACCCAGTAATGGTTTGTAGTTTGTCCACCACGTTGTCGTAACCCAAATTAAACGCGTTTACTGTGGCCGCCATTAGGCAACCGCCGGGCGGTTAACGCCTAATAGGCGCATAATCTGGCCCATGCTGCCACCCGTTACGGTGCCCGTGGCTAGCGGATCAAAACTAGCAAATTGGTCAATGCTGCCGCGCTCGCGATACAACGCCCCGGCATACATAATGGTGCCTAGGCGCACGTCTTGGCTAGGTACGGTGCTTACTGATCCGTCGAAATAGCCGGCTTCGGCCCGCTTGCGGTATGCGTAAGCATTTGCGGCTGCCGTGCAAATGGTTAACAAATCGTAATCGCTCGACGGATTAGTAACCGTAAAACCTAGCCAATCCTCAACGTCTGCAATCGTGATCCACGTTGGCGTAATGGTGTACGTGATTGTGCCGGTCGCGGCAGTGCGGTCTATGTCATTTGCCGTTAATGCAAATAGCACTTGGTTGGGCAGTAACACCGCGCTATCAAATACCAAATCGCCAGCCGTGTCGGTGCCTGTAAACAAATATTGCGGGCACGCTACTGCGGTGTACGTGCCGTTAAAACCGCTTAGGCCGCTAATCGTAAACGATTGCCCTACTACTATTTCGTTGGCGGTAAGCGTTTGCACTACGCCATAGTTGGCTTTTATCTGTTTATTTACGATTGTGTACGTGGCCATTATGGCCTACCTACTTATGGGCTTACAACAATGGATTGAAGCATGGTTGCGTCTGCAACAAATGTTGCAAAATAGCCGTAGTAAGTAAAGTTACGGCCCAACAATTCGGGATCCTCAACCGACATAATGCCACGTGTGTTTTCGTAGCACTCGAACCCATTAGCACGTGCAACGATTAGTGTATTGGTAGCAAAATTGTTATCCACTACCAATTGCAAACCCATCACGTTGGTGCCAAGGTATGACAATTG